TTATTTTCTCCATGTAAATATTTTTTTATACGCGCCATGGAAAACCGGTATTGGCTCGTTTTAAACGAGGCGACGCGGGTATTTAAGACGAGGTCAAACCGGTCGAAAATGTTTTATTTTTATTTGAATCACCAGAGCACAGACCAAGAAAAATACGACGGCGAGTAATAGCCATGTTTAATATATACGCGGTGTCTTGCTCTATATCTCCTCCGGCGCTCCGGGTCACCATGAATTAAATGGGGATACAGATTAAGCCCCGAGAGATCTTGATAATTGTCATGTAAAGTTGATCCGAATGGGATTTTAATTATGCGTTTTGTCTTCCTGTGCTGAATTAATGCGTTATACATTTTATGTTTTCGGGTCGATTTCTCAAACCCTTTTAATATATAGTCCTTTTTGTTGTAATACATTTGATATACTAGAATCAATATTATTTTTATTTAAAGATAACGTAAAATAATAATATAACGAAAACAAACGAAAACAAGAATAACAATGCCGGATTATCAAAACGGGAAAATATATACCATCAGATCTCACAAGACAGACGACATATATATTGGATCGACTGTACAGCCGTTATCCGTAAGATTTGGAGGACATAAAAGAGCCTATAAGAGTTATAAAGACGGCAAATATCAATATGTCCCGTCTTTTAAGATTTTAGAGCATGAGGACGCATATATTGAGCTTCTGGAGAATTATCCGTGTAACGATAAGAACGAATTAACACGACGTGAAGGCGAGTTAATACGGCAAACAGATTGTATTAATAAAGATATATTGAAGAAGACAGAGGAAGAACGCAAGCAACGAAGAAAAGAACAAATACAAAGATACAGAAGAGGACATAAAGAACAAATAGCCCAACAAAGGAAACAATATAAAGAAAAAAATAAACAGCAAATAAAGGAACAAAGAAACCAAAAGAACACGTGTCAATGTGGCGGCAAATACACGAGTACAAACAAATCCCGCCACATTAAGACCAAACAGCATATTAAATATATTGAAAATATTCAAAATAATCCGACAGAGGGTTAAATTGAAATTATTTATATTAAAGACATGATTAGAATAATAACATAAAGAAAACAAAACGAAAACAAGAATAACAATGCCGGATTATCAGAACGGGAAAATATACACCATCAGATCTCACCAGACAGAAGACATATATATTGGATCTACTATACAGCCATTATCTATAAGATTTGGAGAACATAAAGTACAATATAAAAATTATAAGGTCGGTAAATATCATTATGTCACATCTTTTAAAATTATGGAACATGAGGACGCATATATTGAGCTTCTTGAGAATTATCCGTGTGATGATAGGAACGAATTAAGGCGACGTGAAGGCGAGTTAATAAGGCAAATGAAATGCGTTAATGAACGTATAGCGGGGAGAACCATGAAAGAGTATTATAACGAGAATAAGCAACAAATAGCCGAACAGACTAAAGAATACAGAATAGAAAACAGACAAAAGATAGCCGAACGAAAAAAAGAATATTATAACCGAAATAAACAACAAATAGCCGAACGGGCTAAAGAATACAGAATAGAAAACAGACAAAAGATAGCCGAACAGCAAAAAAAATACACGGAAAAAAATAAACAAAAAATACTGGAATATAGATACCAAAAGATTACGTGCCCATGTGGTAGTATACATACACGATGTAATAAATCACAGCACGTTAAAAGCAAAAAGCACATTAAATATATTGAAAATATTCAAAATAATCCGACAGAGGGTTAAATTGAAATTGGCAGGCTATTATCCTCGATCAGTCCAACCCTGTTATTCACTTCAGATAACATGGCGTCAAGATCAGCAGATGAAAGGCCATTTTTTAACAAACGCGCTGCAACGTCTCTGGACAGGTCCGTATATTGTAAATAAGATGTATTGTGGCTGTGCTCTTTGTTTTCAAAATCAATAGATGAGCTGACGGCAGATAAAACACCGCTTATAGAAGTCGCGGACAGAGCTAATATCATTATTTCATTGCTTACGGGCGTAAATGTTAAAACCATGGAACATACAGATAGAGCGTTTAAAACATTAATTAAGGATTTAAATATTGTATTGATTGTTTTATATTTTGTAAAGTTTTTATAGTGAGCTTGCTTTTTTGTTTTGACGTCGGCCAAAATTCGACGTATCATATTTATTTTATCTGAATAATTATCCCCGCCCGGCTCCATACTGAGTACAATTGGCTCGCTGCTCATGACATCTATACACAGCAATTAAATTTTTTCTTGATATTGTTAATATCTATAATCCGCCCTTTCGTAACATCGCTCGCAAAGTCAATAAAACTTGTAATTAAATAAAAATATCTGTCGTACATTTCTTCTCCTATCATTTCTTTTAGCGTGTCAAGGACATACATTTTCTTTTCTGCTCCGCTCATGTTAATCAAACATTCAGCCTGCTCCATTAGTTTTATTACATTTTCAATTATGTTGTCACCCTCCCGGGGCTTGTTAATTAATTTCTGATGTTGCTTTGACTCACTCATTATATTATAATACGAAAAATTTTAATTCTTAAAATCTTTCAAATCATTTTTTAAATACTCCCTTTAATCTTATTTTGTCCATTGAGAGTACAATTAAATTAGAATAATACGGCAATATTTCTGTGGTAGTAAATTCACCAAAATTAGTGACCGCATATAAATAATTCACATCATCTACCACAAATTCAAGAACATCCGCATCCCCGTCATTAAACGTAATAGCATGCATCCCCGTCATTAAACGTAATAGCATAATTTATTGTCCCGAAGGGCTGTAGCGCTGTTTTAAATTTTTCAAGATCGAACATTTTTATATATATAATAATAAATTAAAATATTTATACTTCAAAAATTAATTGAATGTTTGGCCGTCCCGTGCTGTCTCGTGTCCCCGCGTCAGTTGCAGGGGGCATCGTTATGTCCTGATAGTCATAATAACTCCTAAATAAACCCCCGCTTGTGCTTGATCTGGCCGCGGGTCTTGTGCTATATGAAAAATAATCGTCATGTCTATTCTCCCACAATAACAATAAATGGCTTTCACTGCTCAACGGATTAAATTGAAAATGTGTGTCAAAATTAATTTCTATCCATCCGTTGTTATCTTCAGGGACACTAAATGTAAAATTGCTCTTAACCGTTGTTAAATTAGAGCACACCCAGCCCGCCGAAGGGTTTTGAGTCATATTATTTCTAACATTTGTCGCAAATTGATTTGAATTAACTTGACCTATTTTTAATGTCTGGTTTGTCATGGCCTCGTCTTGAACTGAATCCCCCACCATATCAAATCTCACACCAGTAATCCAAACGGGGGCACCTATCCCCAATTCTTCTTTTGTATAGATATGAGCAAAATAGCCATATTCATAATAAAAATATACGGGGTATTCCTCTTGTAATATTGTCCCCGTCCCTATAGTCTTTTCGAATTTTGTTTTAATGTGCTTATTAACAAATGCCATTTTTGAAAGATTTAAATTTGTTAAATTTTTCGTTATCTATAATGGAGAATTTATATTTTATGTTTTGCCAATTAAATAAACTTTTAACCCAACTCCAGTGCCACTGCCGATATTAGTAACATCCACCGTAATCACATCATCTTCAAGAACAGAAACGGGGGTAAATGGTGTAATTGTCGTAATTGTTGTCCCGAGAGTTATTGTAGAGATCATGTTTGAACCATTCTTTTTAATATTTAAAGCAAATCCAGCACCGGCCACCGCGTTAAGAGATACTTTAAATTTTTGAACACTAAAATCACGAGGGGCCCTCATGTACATTTTTTGTCCCGTGCTTGTTATTGTATTCACTTCATCTGTACACGCAAATGAAAAATCGTAAGGTGATCCATAAATATTCCCCGCAAGGTACAAATCCTTAAATTGTCTTGTTGCGGCCCCCAGATCACATGTGCCATTACCTTCATTATAAATTTTCTCAATTGAACCATTTCCAATGCAACATTGATTATCATTAAGAACCGTCGCCTCGTATCCAATCGCAATAGAATTTGTTTTATTTCCGCTTTGAGTTGTAGCATTGTATCCAATTAACGTGTTATTATCTCCTGTTGTTTGATCACTCCCAGCACCCATCCCAATCATTGTACAGCCTTTAAAGGTGGACGCGAACGTTCCTTGACCAGCATTTTTGCCCACGATGGTGTTATTACCTCTATCCACGGCATTTGCTGAATTTCTCATAGCATTCACGCCAATACACGTTGAACTATCAGAAATCTCAACATTATCACCAGCATAAAGCCCGTAAAATGTATTATTATCACCGCTTGTTAAATCTGGTGGTGTTGTAATAAATGAAAATGTGTTATTAGAACCCACAGGAAAATTTTTAATTAACGAACCAGAATACCCGTTTTCATGATAAGTTGTACCATAAATATTATTAAATTTTCTACTTGATGAACCCAAATTTTGAACACCGTCAGCCCCCGGGACAGTTTCTGTAACTAAGATATTTCCCAAAACAATTTGATTTGAGGCACTTATTTGAGAATAAGCCCCGATCGCTGTTGAATTATTAAAAGTTTGACCTATTGTGCCTTTGCTTTCATATCCAATAAAGGTATTATCAGTCCCATTAACATTATTTGCCCCCGCCGATTTGCCAATAAAAGTATTACGAGCACCCGCCACATTATCGCCCCCAGAGATCCACCCAACGGCGGTATTATTATGCCCATCAAGATTATTTAACAGACTCTGGTAACCAATCCCCACATTATTATAACCCGTGGTATTACTGTATAAAACTTGGTGACCAACTCCCGTATTATCGCCTCCTGTATCACTGAAAAGAGCCTGTGTCCCTATAGCAACATTATTTGCCCCCGACGTATTAGCCGTTAAAGCCCGATCACCAACAGCCACATTATAAGACCCCGTGTTATTTCCCTTTAATGCCTGAGATCCAATGGCCGTGTTACTACTTCCCGTATTTATTGATTGTAATGAATTATAACCAAACGCCGTGTTTTGATCTCCAGTATTTATATTTGCTCCCGCTTGAATGCCTGAAAAAGTGTTCATTATTCTTGTAATAACAAATTTTACACTTTGATTATTTAGCCTTATAGCGTTGTCAGGACAAGTTATGGTTAAACTATTGCTATTTAATCCAATATCACCCGCTGCCCCCGCTGTAAGATTAATATTGCCATCGGTTGTTAATGCTGCGTCTCCGTCTGTTTCAAATTCTAATTCTGTATTATGTGACGCACTTTTAATTTTTGCCACATGTATTTCCCCATTAAAATTTGTTACAATATCGGGAGACTGTGTAGCGGTTTGAATATTGC